ATTACAGAAGATATTACAGGTATGAGCAAACCTTTTTACAAGGGGCGTCTGTCCATCAACAAGGAAAAATCCTCGCCCTACTGGATGGTGACATTTCAGGGGCCGGACGGCAAGATGAAGCGCCGTTCCACGAAAGTTCCTGTGAATGGCGGAGAATTTGAAGGAGACCGGATCACGGCCAAACTGGCGGAACGTATCGCCTACCAGCGGGGCGTGCAGATAGCCTGCGCGGAAGCGGAAGAATACCAGGTGCACAACAATGTTTCCGTGCGTGCCTGGTGTGACGGATTTGTTGGGCGCAAGGCGGCTCTTGTCTCCGAACAGACGGCCTACAATGCCAGAACCGCCTGCAAGCATTTTTACGAGTATCTGGGAGCGCGGGCGAACGCCCCGCTTCGCCTGATCACCAAGGCGGACATCAAGGGCTTTGTGGCGGCTCGCCGCGAACTGGTGCGGCAAAAGACTGTGTACAAGGATATGTCCGTTCTTTCCCAGGCATTCGCGGATGCCGTGGATTCAGAAGTAATTGACCGCAATCCGTGCGCCGGCGTTTCCATTCCCCCGGACCGTGCCGGGGAAAAGCTGCACAAGGAAGCCTTCACACTCGACGAGATCCGCTACATGATTGAGCATTTCCCGCCCCTGTGGAGTTCCGCGGTACGCTGCTCGTTTGAAACCTACGGCCAGCGGCTGGGGGATATTCTGCGCCTCAACTGGAATCAGTTTGACTGGGAACGCCGCATCGTGCGCTTTGACACGGGCAAAACGGGGCGCTGGATGGACCAGCCCATGAGAGAAGGCTTTTACCAATGGGCGCTTGCCCGCTGGAAGGAAGCGGGGGAACCGGCGGATGAACTACTTCACGCGCCCCTGCTGGCCCTGGGGGATGGCGCGTCCTATCAATTCGGCCTCCTGTTGCGCACCCATGGCATCGGCGTGGTGCATGGAGCGGCCGGCGGCCGCAGAAGGAGGATGAACAGCAAGTCCTTCCACAGCATTCGGGCCACGGCGGCCACGTTGTTGCAGGCATCAGGCGTATCGCAGGGGCTGGCCATGGAGCTGGTGGGGCATGACTCTTCCGCCGTGCATAGCGTGTACATCCGCCCCTCCGTGGATCAGCTGCGCTCCGCTGCGGAATCCCTACCGGAACTTCTTCCTTAAAAAAGCCCTGCTCCCAAAAAGGAAACAGGGCTTGCTGGAAAAGCAATATCTGCTTACGCACCCATCAGCCGCATATACTTGGCCCTCACCTCGGCAAAACGCGGATGGTCGCAATCGTGGAATGCCGAATAATCCGGGTGTTCCGGATCGTGCATCATGCGCCGGGCTTCGCCGCGGGCCTGCTGTTCCTGCCGTCCGGGGGGCGCCGGAAGAGCCGGCTCGTCCAGAATCCGGCCTACTGCATCCAGAATCCTGTACATGGCCGGATGATCGGCAATGCCCATCTCATTAAACACGCTCTGGTCGATACCGGCCATGCGGCACAACCTCCCGGCCATTTGAACGGCGCGCATCTGGCGTGCGTCACTGTCCCGGCCCCACTCTCCATCCAGCTGTCTCCAGGCCTCTTCCATGGCGGCATCCTGCGCCTGCTTCTGTTCGGCCGCTTTGGCCGCCAGACGCGCATCCATATCCTTGATAAACGCGGAAAGCCCCTCGACAGGAAGCCCGTGGGCCTTGCCGGTCTCGGTCAGCAACTGCTGCAGCGTCTCGTCTCCGGAAAACGTATCATCGAACGTCAACACGTAATCCCCCTGGGAAGGCGGATCTCCCTGCGGAGAACCCGGATCCGATGGGGGAGGAGGGTTCGGCTGCTCATCATCCGCCGGAGTCGGCTCCGGTGCAGGATTAGCCAGGCTGGGACGTCCGGAAGCGGAAGGGGCGGCGGAACCTCCTCCGCCACCGACTCCATTCTCCGGAGCCTCTTCAAAAAGAAACCGGTTATGGTACAACTTAGATAAAATCATGGTACTTCTTCTATATCTCTTCTTCTGGTTCGTAATGATTGCCCATGACCGCTTCGATGAACAAAACCACCTCGCGGTAGGCGTCTCGACGCATAGCGTCAAGGGGGTCGTAAGAACCGGCCTTCCCCTGGAAACAGGGAAGATCGGTCTGGAAATGTCTCTTCAGCTCCTCCAGGACTTCCGGATTCCTGAATGCTTCCCGGAAAATCCTTCTGCGGCGCTTCATGTACTGTTCGTACTTATTGGTGGGATCCGTCTTCATGTCGTTTGTAAAGCCTGCTGGGCCTGGGCATTATTCCTGTTAGCCACGGAGGACTGTTCGGCAAGGGCTGCCTGCATGGCCGCTTCCTGCTGATTCCTCCTTTCAGTCTCCTTCTCCTTCACCTCATCCTCTGTCGCCTTGCACTCCATCGGGGCGCCCTTGGAATCGTAAATCAATTCCCCGGCCTTATTGAGATTCACAATATCCAGCAGCTCCGGCCGGCCGGTCATCTGCGACAAAGTTCCGATAGACTCAAGAGCCGTCATCAAGCCGTCCGTCTGTGTACGTGCAATCGCCTGGGCAATCTTGCCCATGAACTGAACCTGGGGGACGGCCAGGCGTGTAGGAGCGCCCCGCCGGTTGACCTCAAACACGCCCTGAACCGGCTCCGGAAGCTTCCCGGCGCGGTACAACAGGGCCATAATACGCTGGCACATCATCCTGAAATCGCTCACAAACAACGTAAAAGAAGGCGTAAACCCAAGCACCTTCTCGGCTTCCCGGGCCGCCACCTCCGTAGCCGTCATCTGGCGGTCGATGCGGGAAACGGTTTCCAGCATGGGAACGTAAAAAGCCTCTTCAATCTTGGCGTACAGACCCCGCAGGTATTCCAGCCCGATATCATACTGCCCTTGTGTGCCCCATTCGCGCGGCAAGCCAAGTTCCGCCGCTTCCGGAGAAATGACGGTCCTGCCTCCGGCGCGCAAATCCACCTCCCCATACTGCTCTGCCAGCAGGAAAAGCCTCGGATAAGCCTTTGTCTGTCCCAGCGTGTAAAGAATCTTCTCCATGTCGATAGCCATGCGGATCGTGCGCCGCGCGAACCATGCCGGTCCCACCCCGTAGGGGCTGTCTCCCCAGCGCAGAAAGCGCGTCACCAGAAACGGAAATTCGAAAAAACCGCTCTCAAACACAATCTTCTTATCGTCCAACGAAATAATGACGTCCTTCCACGCTCTCTTGCCAGGCGGCACATGGTCGGACAACAGCTTGCCCTGCGGGTTAGGCAGGACGCATTGCACAAACTCGAAAGAATCCGTATAGCGTCTCCTGGCATCCTTGAGCGCTCTCCGCACTTTTGGGCCCAGAGCCTCCTCCTTCCACTTCTGCGCCGCCTGGTGAGCCGTCAGCCGGAACCAGCGCACCAGCGTATCAACATCCCCTGACTCCGACTCCGCGATAGCGTAAGTTCCCGTGGGAATGTGCCGGAAAATCAGCTGCCTGTTAATATTCATCTCGGCAAACATGCAGCCGGTTCCCGTCAGGCAGCGATCAAGGTAAACCTCATGAATCACTGAATAAAAATTGGAAACGGCAAGTTCCCGCTCCATCACCTCCGTAACCTTGCTGTACCAATCATTCAAAGCCTGATTCCCATCCTTATTAAAACCTACCGGGCGCAAGGTAAACCAGCGCCTGTCCAAAGGCGTAATATAAGTCAAATGGGCGGATGCCAGCTTCTTCAGGCTGTTATTGGCGACGTCGCTATGCTCCAATCCGCCGCTGTGATCAGGTACGCGGTCGGGATAAGCGTTGCCCGTAGCCCTGGGCATGATAATACGGCGCATTTCATCCCAGCCGCCTTCAAAAGCGGCGCGTTCCGTGCGCAGATTATCTGCCAGGGAAATGTAATCGCGTACCTCCATGGCTGCTATCCCAGGGTTTTGCGCAACGTGGACAAACCGCCGGACAGATTCGGATTATTCACCGTATCGGACAGCTTCAACCTGCGCTTACTTTTGGTCTGAACATCCTCCGAAGCATCGGAAACAGACTTCTCCGTAGCCGTCGGATTCAGCGGCTCTTCTACTACCGGCGGAGCCGGAGCCTGTGTCACTTTAGGTTTGAAAATAGATCCCATAACAACTAATGATGAAAACAACTAAACAAGCTCCTGCGCCGTAAAATCCCGGACGCCCTCGGCAATCGCGTTGGCAATGCTCTCCGGATGATGCTTCATGATATCCGCATCCCCGGCGTTACTGATAAACCCGCATTCGCACAATACCCATGGCATGCGCGTCTGCTTGAGGATAGCCAGCCCCGGCCGGGCTTGAATCGTATTGGCTCGTCCCGGCAGAAGGTCTGCCAGAGGTTTGGCAATACAGGCGGCCAGACGGCTTCCCTGAACAGACCCAGGATAAAAGCATACATGAGCGCCACAGGCATTCTGTCTGTCATGGGCGCAATCGCAATGCAGGGAAATACCGAAGTCGTATCCGTCCGCATTGGCGACCTTGATGGTGGCGTTCAGGTCTTCCGTATTGCCTTTGTCCGGAAAGTCAAGAACATGGACGGTATGTCCCATATCCTTCAACTGCGCAAAAAGATGGCGTGCTATCACACATGCCACGTCGTGCTCTTCCAGCCCGTTTCCACGAGCTCCGGTTCCTTTGGCGTGCCCGATGTCTAAAGCGATATTCATTTGTTCAGATTGTCGATAAGTTGCACAAGCCGCTTGCCTTCCACGGTGTAGCAATGACACTTGGCATGCAAATGCCACTCATTGAATTGAGCCAGGAAAAAAGCGGCGTCTCTTTCGGTAAGAAAAATTTTCATCCACTGCTCCTTTCCGGGTTCGTCCACAATGAGTATGTACAGGGTAGGCATGCGGAAACTATTGATTATTAACTAAAGGGAACTTGTAAGAAAAACTTTACAGTTGGTGTTATCGTCCGCACCGAGAAAAGTATAAGAGAATGGCCAGTGCAGTGAGCCATACCCCGATACCATATCCAGGTTCCCCTATACACATGAGGGTAAATCCCAAAACTGTTGCTGATAAAATGGCCGCTAACGACAGAAAGAATTGTTCTTCATTCACTTTTCCAGCTTCCTTTCTATGTTTTCGATTCTGACGGCAAGTAGTTGGATCGCCTTGGCCGTCTCCACCTGGGCCTGCGTCTGCATGGTCATCAGATCACAAAGGCGGTCATTGTGGTGGCTGACCACCTCCCCGATGTACCAGCATGCCCCGCCGCATATCGTCAGCGACATCAGGACGCAGGCAAACACGGGGGAAGCCTTGGCAAAATCCAGGAAACGCGCCGGTACTTCGGAGAGCTTACACATGGCCTTATTTCTTGATGGTTTGCACGATGGGCGGAACATCCGTTTCCGGCTGGGCCTGACTGTAGGAGATATGCCCCGGTTCCAGCACTAGGCAGGAGCCGTCTTTGCATACCACCGTCTTTTCCGGCGTCACGTCCACGGAATGGCCGCAGCCGGAGAGGGACATTCCCAAGCCGCCAAGGATGGCGCCAACGATGCCGACCCCGGCCCAGTAAAGCCATTTTTTCCAGCCGGTAGCCACGGATGCTTTAAGGTCCAAATACACCCGGATGTCATTGGCAGCATGCTTTGCGATAATAGGAAGGGCCTGTTCTGCGACATTCCGCCATCCGGCTTTATCATCGTCGGGAAGCCCTTCCCAATTCGTGCCCTCCTTCTGGTTTTCCAGGAAGGCATAATACATATCCTTGGCGATAGCCAGGGCGTGGTTGCATTGATCATTAGTAGTCATTGTCTTTGTTATTGGTTGTGAAAAACTTGAAAAACTCCACGTCGGCGGGGTCGGTCAGGATAAAAGCCGGGTAGTCCGAGACTGTAAAAATCCTGCGGCCTTTGGTCTCCGCATGGACGGCCTCAACGGTCAAAGATACCGCATCAATCATTGTATAGGCACCATCCTCCGCAAGGGTCAGGACATCTTTTCCCAGCCGGGCCCACACCTGGACGGCTTGCCAGTCCTCGCCCAGTTCCACCAGAGAGGACACAACAGCGGCCATTGCCGGGGCATGGTCCGCTGGAATTTCATTAGGGGCGTAGCGGGCTGTCCGGGTGTACCCTTCCGCGTCCTGATAGACAGCTGTCAGAGTGAATTCCTGCCATGTTCCAGGCTTCGGAAACTGAATCTGTATCTCTGCATTATTCATGATTAGAGAGGTATGTTAATGTCCACAAAATCTGCCGTTTCTTCGGTTTCAATACAGTTGCGGGATATCGCATCCAGACCATAGAAAACCGGATTAACATTTCCGGGATGGTAATAGGTGTACTCTCCGGTTCCCGCATAAACAGAAACGTCGCCAGCCGCATTATTCACCACATCAGTCACCCATTGGGAAACACCAACCCCGGTTTCAAAATTACTGACGCCGCGGCATGTGGCAATTTGATACAGATTATTCCCCTGGCCTCCGGTGAGCATGAGCCAGAGCGCTCCTGTATCTTCATACCTGGCAATACTGGCGACAGATTTTTGTTGATAGATAATCTTGGCAATCGTCCACGGAACAGGCTCGTTCTGACTGGCCGGAACAAAGCTGGTTGTAGTCTTAACCTGCCAGCTGTCCGTATTGTTAAGCGCAAAAATCTCACGCACCCGCACCGTATAACCGTTGCGGTCCGTATTTCTCACGTTATCAAAAGTAATATCCAGAATTTCGCCGTGATTGTAAGCCAAACCGTTTGCCGGGATAATACTGTAAGAATCTATGGAAAGGTCGGGACGAATCGTCTTCCCGCCGCGGCCGATACCAAAGGACAACTTTGCGGCATTGGTAGCGCGCCAAAGGAAAGAGAACCCGGCGAAACTGGAATAATTCCATTGAGGGTTGCTCACCTCAAATCTCGCCTGAATGGTCGAATGAGTACCCTTGGGAACCTTAATACCAGCCAAATGGTAGGGAACTGTTTTGGTGACTGTCGAAGATCCTGACGCGGTAATGGCATCCGTATTGAGGAAAGCATTAGAGGTCAGGATGCCCGTCACGCCGGCCATGCCCGCGGCGTACAGGCGATTAACCGCTGACGTATCCGTTACCGCCCCCACGGCCAGAGGAATGTTGATGCCTCCATTGGCATTGACGACCGCGTCAAACGTGCCTCCCGCGGCGGTGATATTGCCGGCCAGCGTCATGTTGCCGGAGGCGTCCACCTGCGGTATGGCCTCAAGGACCTGCTGGGCTTCTGTGGCGGAGTTGGCCGCGCTGGTGGCGGAGGTCGCGGCATTAGTCGCCGCCGTATTGATGCGCCCCTCCGCCTGATCTATAGCCTCTTTAGCGGTTTCGGCGCGCTGGACAAGGGGCGTAATCGCCCCCACCGCTCTCTCCTGCGCCGTTTGCACGGCGGCAACGGCATCCGTTCGTGCGCCGGCTATATTCTGCTGAGCGGTCTGTGAGGCACGTCCCACGGCAAGAACAGAATCGGCTTGCTTATCCTGAATGGCAGTAACAGCCTCATTCCTGGCTTCAATAATCTGTTGCTTCCCGTTGTTGACCGTTTCCGGCCAGGTGGCGGCCAGCGACTCCACAGACGTTTTAGCGTCATTGGCGCTCTTGGCGTCACGAGCCGCGTTAGTTGCGGATGTGCTGGCGGCGGTCGCAGAATCGGCGGCAGCATTTTTGGAGGCCCAGGCAGCCCCTGCATAGCCTTCCGCCTCTTCGGCCCGTGCAGCAGCGGTGGCTGCCGCGTCCGTTGCCGTCTTGGCTGCCTGGCTCGCCGTTTCCGCATTGGTGGAGGAAGTGTTGGCATTCTGTTGCGCCTGTTGGGCCGCGATAATGGAGGCCGTGTTGGAAAGCCACTGGGCCTTGATCGTCTTACTTGCCTCAACAGGTATCGTAATACCCATTGCAGGAATATCGTACACCGTGGACGACTCAACAGGAGCCACAGAATCCACGGCCCCAATATAACCGGAAAACAGCCTCAAATCCTCTCCGGACTCATCCTGTGCATGAATGGCATACGGCCAGCGGCCAACAGGCAGGGCAGGAAAAGTAAGCTCCAAACAATGTTCTTGCTCGCCGTGTTCAATAACAACGGGCAAGTCTCCCTGTTCCGTCTTCACCACACCGGTGAAAGAAACTCCTGTTACCGGGAACGGAGATTGCGTCACATCCTCGAACAAAAGCCAGCCTATGCGCTTGGCATAGCCTGCCGTCGTGGACAAATGGCGCGTCATTCCCAGAAAATTTAACATGGCTCAATCATGAGCCACAAAACACGGGAAATGCAAGTTGGCGAGAATCAATGTTTTTATCCCTGCTTCACGGGAGGCTCAAAAGGCAGGGAGGACAGCAGAGTTATAAAATTCTCTCCTGCATCCACTTCCATCTTCTGAGGAGTGTATGCGCCATCCATCTTGTTAAGCTCGGCAATAGCGGCGATTTTTGAGGGCATCTTAAATTTCGCTCCGGTTTCATCCATGGAAACCTCCTGACAGAGATCGGATGCGCTACCAACATTGCCGATGGGAGTTGTCACTACGCGGGACAACCATTCCATGCGCTGCTGCCTGGTCAGCACAGCAGACTTATCCAGTTGCTTATTCAATTTGTCAATCATTCGCAAAACTTCGTCATCTTTGGACAAACGGGATGCCGCCTTGCTGGCTGCGACATTACTCATATCCTTGCGATTGTGGGCCTTACGATAAGCGTCCGCCTTGGACAACTTTTCCGCAACCAGAAGCCTCGCAAACTCCTTCTTCTTCTCGGTCACTTTGGTCTTGTTATCCTTCCTTCTCATACCAATATTTTACCCTCCTGATTTTCAGCGCGTCAATTTGGTGAGAATCAATACTTCTTGCCCGAGACAATCAACCTGTTGGCTTTGAATCCTCAAGACACTCTAAAAAATCACGCCCCTGCCTGCTGATATAAAACACGCAAGGCCGTGTGCCGATTCTGATCACGTCGCCGGCCCGCACCAGATAATCCAGCCGGTGAGACACATTGCTGGGATCCAAATGGCAACGGGTGGCAATCTCCCGCGACATCCTGCCCGGATGGTCTCGGATTTCCATCAGAATAAGCAGCTGCGACGGACTCACCTTCCGGTGTATAATGTTCCTCAATAGATTCTTATATTCCTGCTTCATTCGTCACCTCCCAGTCCCAATTCTTTTCTCCAATTCTTCAATTCTACTGCGGCTTCTTCGGTGGTCACAACGGGCCCTTCCGGCTGCCGTGGTTCTTCGGGCTTCGGCTTCTTACGGGCCGCTGCCGGCTTCCAGCGTGTCTCTTTTGCCCAGCGTTCCGCGTGGGTGAGCACATCCCCGAAGCACTCCCAAAACTTCTTGCGGCTGTCCGGCCTCCAAAAAGCTTTCTTCTTGCAGTCCTCCGTCAGTCCTGACGCGTAATAATCCCTCAACATCTCCATATCCCGCGGCGTCACCCGTCCCTGTGCTGAACGGTAAGCCTCAAGCGCGGCTGCCTGCTCAATGGCAGTTGGCATTGTCCGGGACCATGAAGGGTTGATTTCCAAACAGGCAGCCATGAACCTGGCGGCGCCGGGAGAAGCCCCCATATCCGCGTGATTGTCGGCGCAGCGCATCCCCCGGACGTCGTTCAGGCGTTCCCGAACCGGGAGCGACCGGGCAGGCAGCACAGGAGCAGCGGGCGGATCGCTACAAACCACCGTGTTATTTCCCTCTGCATTGTTTTCTTGTTTATCCGTATACGTCTCCGTCTTCGACTTCGTCTCCGTATAAGCGGTGGAATTCCGTGGTTCACGGTGAATCACCGTGGTTTCCCGTGAACTACCGCGAATTACTGTATTGCACGGTGAATCACCGTCACCCGGAGGAAGCGGGAACCTGGGCTTACTCTGTCTGCGCTGCCCGAAATTGATGATCTGCACATAATCCTTGCCCCCAACACAGTATACCCTTACAAGCCCGGCTCCCTCCGTCTCGTGGAGGCAGTCTTGAATGTCCTGGTTACTGACTTTGTCAAGGTGCAGGGGAAATAAGCGAGTCCTCAATACCATGGGGCGAGCATCAAACAATCCGTAATCATCCGCTACCAGTAGGAGCCGATGAAAAAAGCACTCGGTGCGCCACGACAAAGCCGCTACCTTTTCCGAGTCGAGAAACCCTTCTCGTATCATGCGTGATGTTGCCATAATCAAAAAAGCGTCAGTTGGGGGTTGTAGATTTCATAAATACCAGGAAGACGGTCTTCCCGCGGCGGTGTCCGAACAAAGGTTCATGGATGGCCAGTTTCAGCACTTCTGCGGTTGAAACCTGATCCTCGCACCATTTGAACACCAGAACGCCGCCCGGTTCCAAAACCCGGAAACACTCCCGGAAACCGGCCTTCAAATCCTCCTGCCAAGTCTCCCTGTCCAGTTTTCCGTATTTCTTGGCCAGCCAGGACGATTCCCCGGCGTGAATCAGGTGCGGAGGGTCGAACACGACAAGGCGAAACGCCCCGTCACTGAAAGGCATGGCCCGGAAGTCTCCGACGACATCCGGCTTGATTTCCAGAGTGCGCCCGTCGCAAAGCGTGTGTGTTTCCTCCCGGCGGTCCATGAACACCACGTCAGGATGGCGGCGGTCAAACCAGAACATGCGGGAGCCGCAGCAGGCGTCAAGAATGGCTTTCATTCCCCCTCCTTTCCTTCTTGGAATCTGCCAAGCAAAACCCGGAATGCAGTTGCCGCCACTGCAGGAACTTGCCCGTTGCCAAGGGCTTTAAGCTCGTCCACTTCTGGGGCCACCCCATCATCAGGGCGGCGAAAGACGCTGACACACACATCCCCCTGACTCGCTTCCCACCGCTCCTGACATAGAGATATGCCAGGTAATCTTCCAAATTCCCTTTTGGTTTGCCTTCCTCCGCTCTCTTCCAACACAGTCCATATTTGGCGATACATGCACGCATGGTGGGCAAGAAGCCATAATCTGGCGCGGCGATGGGGTAATCCAACGGCGTCAGCTCCCAGCACACACCATGCAGCATCATACCCGATGCGGGCAAGGTCACCGAGGATTCTGGCAAGTCCTCTTCCCACAAGCAGAGGTGAGTTTTCCAGGAATGCGAATTCCGGTCGTACTTCATTGATAATTCGGTGCATTTCCCGCCAGAGGCCGGAGCGGGCGCCGTCAATGCCGGCGCCTTTTCCTGCGGCTGAAATGTCCTGGCACGGGAAGCCTCCAGATACCACGTCAACAAGGCCGCGCCACGGTCGTCCGTCAAAGGTTCGTACGTCATCCCAAACCGGGAAAGGCGGGAGTAAGCCGTCATTCTGTCGGGCGAGCAGTACGCTTGCGGGATAGGGTTCAAGTTCGACAGCGCAAACGGTGCGGAATCCGAGCAGCTCGCTTCCAAGTATGCCTCCACCAGCGCCCGCGAAAAGATGTAGCTCATTCACTCTCCCTCCTTTCTCGGCTCCCAGTTGACAGCAAATCCCTCGTTGATGCAGGGGTTACAAACAACCGGCACGGGTTTAATATTTTTGTAAGCGCAGTTGTGGCAATCGCGATGGATTAAAGGCACCCACGCCCTGCACGCGGCCCGCTTCCGGCGGACGTCACCGATAACATTGTACAACTTAAAGTCGTCCCATAAGCCTCCGCGAAATTGGAGTGGCAGCTCGTGATATTCCATTTTAAATCGTATTCGGGCATTATTGCGAATCCTTTCAATTCTGGTTTCGAGAGTTTCGACTGCTTTTCCGTATTCGTAAAACGCTTTCTGTTCAGGCGTCAGTTTCATGCGAGCCTCCTTTCCAGTATCGCCGCTTGCTCGTCAGTAAGGTACTTCCAAGACTGCGGCGGCCGGGTCAGTCCAATATCAGACAGGGGCACGGCATGGGGAAGACGCACGGGGTCATAAATGTGCCAAGCGTAGCAAGGGAGATAGGAGCGCCCACGCTCTTTCGTTATGCAGGCGTCTTCAATCAACCCGTCAGGAATATAAGAAATCATGCGGATAAGATACTTTAACTGGCACTTGCCGATAATAGCCCGTTCCCCGTCCTTGCCGGATTCATAGAACCACAGCGTTACAGGGCCGCACCGTCTAAAGATGGGTTTGGTTTTCCGCAGTTCCCATTTCTTTTCCCCGGACAAAATTTTCTCGGAGAAAGGCCGCCTGACGGATAGGAGGATGTTAATCATTGCTGGCCTCCTTTCTGCTCAATCTCCCAGGGCCATCTAAGGACATGAGTATCTGCAATCGTGAATACTGGTCTTCCTTCACCTCTCCTCACGTCCATCATTGCTAGATTTTTATTAACGTTTATCACTTCACAAATGCTTCCATCCTCTACTTGCAACTTGTCCCCCGGCCAAACCCTCATGATGGGAGGAAACAAAGAAACAAGCCTATCCATATCTTCAATACATGCCTTCTTGGTTTTCCAAAAATGGGAACTCTGGAAGAAGCAGTTGTAGCAACCAGCAACCCAATCGGTTGTTATCCCATGGACATCATATCCTCGTATGGCTTTCAAAGGTGTGCCGCACAGCGGGCATTTAGGCGTTTTCATCGTCCCTCCTTTCAAACACGATTTCCACCTTGCCGGCGTGGGCCAGGTCATGCACGCGGTCAATCCCGGCGCAGTCCAGCGTCCGGTCGTCGATGCCCATAGCCTTGCAGGCCCCGTCCAGATACGCCTTGCAACGTGCCAGGCAATTATCCGCATCCGGCTTATTACCCTTGTAAAACCAGACCACCCGGTAATGCGTCGGTTGCATCCTCCGGCCATTCAGGGCTTCACAAGTCCTGCCCCAGGCTATATTCCGGGCGCGGCTCTTGGCAGCCGTCTTCTTATAACCGGCCACAATGGCCCCCCTCTGCGTGAGAGGGGCCTTCGCATTGGGGGACAAACACCGCGGCGTGTGGGGCAAAGTAATGGTCAGCGTGGTCATCATGCCGCACCTCCTTCCCATCCCTTTTTAAGTTCCCAGCGCGGAATGCGGAAATACCGCGGCAAGGCCACAGCTCCCGGATAAATCCCCGTCGCCACGCACTCGGCGTACTGGCGCAGGGCGGCCATATACTGCCCCCGGTAATGCTCCAGGGCCTCCTGATCCATCCGCACCTCGGAAATGCAGTAAGGAGCTGCCGACTCCATGAACACAAACGTGAAAATCCTGCGTATCCCGAAAATCGCTTCATACAAATCGCAATACAAGGCAGCCTGCCAGCCGTACCCGTAGCGGGCCATATCCCGGTCAATCAGACCGGGATCCTCCACGGGCGTGGAAGTCGTCTTCATATCAATAATCGGCATCTCTTCATCGTGAGGCAGGATATCAATCATCCCCGTAATCGTAATCGGAACCGGAGGCTTGTCCGGTGCGTACTCAATGAGCAGCATCTTGTACATCGCCACCTGGGAATCAAACGAATCCCCCAGCACCAGTCCGTGTTCGGTTCGCAGGTAATTATTGAAAATCCCCACGGCCTTCTGCGCTTCGGCGTACTCCTCCGGCGTCAGCACGGCTCCCCCACGGTCGGCAAACGCCGCCCAGCGGGCTGCTTGCCCGTCGTCCTGCTTCGTCTTGGACACGGAGCCGTTCTTATTCACCCCCGGCAGCCACTCTTCCACGAGATACTGACTCTGGAACTGATCCGGCGTCAGGGCCAGACAATCCACCAGGGAACCAAACCGGAACCCCTGGGAAACCTTCTCAATCCCTTCATCCTGCCGATACTTCCATTTATAGGGATTCCGGGCGAAATCCGTCAGCATGGACTTGGAGACACAGTGAGGAATCCCCTTCTTGGAATCGTGGTACGCCTGCGGATTATCCACCCGGCCACAAGCCTCGCCGAAAGTCGCAAAGCCCGATAAATCTAAAACATTCATAGCTAAAGATCCTTGCTATCCTGCATGCTTACTTCCCGGAGGCCCCCACCCAGGCAACCACCTGATTGAAATTCGCCACCAGCCACTCCAGCGTCTTGGGCGGGAACGTCTCTTCCCGGCTGGCTCCCTGCACGTAATAAATCTGCCGGCCCCGGCAGAAATTCACTACCTGGGGCATCGTCACGCCGTGGTCTCGCAGCAGTTTTTCCAGGTCTGCCACGCTCACGGCAGATTCCGGCTCCAGCTTCAAATCATCAGTAGGAGTGGGCGAAGAAACCACTTCCGGTTCAAGGGGCTTTTCTTCCTGCCTGGCTGCCGCCGCCACTGGCGGAGGTACAGCGGCGCCCGCAAGAGGATTGCCGGCCTTCGGCTTCTGCGTTCCGGCTTCCGGAGTAGCATTCCGCATTTCCCGTCCGTCTTCCACTTCGCCGTCGGAAATAATCGTGTCGGTCAGGTGGGAATAAAGCCATGCCTTGGCCTTCCGCTCGGCCTTGCCAATAATGGCATCCTGGCTCATGCCGTTATTTACACGGATACAGAACTCAAGAGTTTCGGAATCCGGGACTCCCTTGAACTCCCAGCTCATATCGACCCTCACCAAACCTTCCCGCTCAATCTTCTGGTACTCCTTCCCGATCTTGCTGATGCCGGAAGTGGAAGACTCTTTGATTTCGGCGGGATGGTAAACCATCTTCAAATTGGTCAGGCCTTCCAGGTTCTTCAACAGGTAGGTCATGCCTTCCTTGGTCACATACGTGCGCCCGGCAAGGATATTCCACTGATTACCTACCGGAGAAAGGCCCATGCAGGTGGCCACAATCAGGCATTCCCTGACCGCATCCACGCCATAGGTCACGCCTTCTTTGTATTGTGTCGCAGCGCACTCGTCCGTGCGGAAGCCGAGCTGGGAGCCTTTCAGCTTCATGATGGATTCCATGATGGGGGGAGTCAGGGCGTCGCGCAGCCGGTTCATGGCAATGCCCATGTTGATGGCCTTTTCAAAGCTGCCCTTGCAGCTCAATGCCTGCTGGGCTTCCAGGGCCAGATTGTCCAGGCTGACGGCCAGCTCGGTGGACTTGGAGGGATCCATTACTTTCTCTTGCCGTGTGGCTTCACTTGGTGTATTCATAACTCGTTACTTATTGTAATTTTGTAGGTTGCATTCGTAACAGGCCGGGGTTCGGTTGCCGCCGTCCCCGGCCAACTGAATCAGTCTTCGCATTCCTCGCACTCGCATCCAGCGATTCCGAGCATGGTGGCAATGGGATTTAAGCCAGCTCTCCTATGGGCCTCCTTAAAAGCAAGCTTCACTCCCAAAGAAATAGTTTCGGGATTGCCGGAGAAACAAGTTCCGGAGGCTGCCAAGTAGCCACGAGCCGCAAGCCATTCCGTACTTTTTGCGCCGGTCATTTCCGTAACAGCTTTGCAGGTAGAAGTCCTGCTGTTCACACTTTTACCCTTCTCAATCTTGATATGCAGCAGGACAGGGGTCTTACACTGATTCACAAGCTCTTCCAGGAGGTTATACGCTTCTTCAATCATCTCCACGGTGACGGGCGCTTGTTCGGGGGCTGGATCACAGCAGCAGGCTTCGCCCGGCGTGCAGTTCTGCGTATTCTTTTCTTCGGTGTTGTCCATTGTATTGATTTTCTATTGGTTATTGCTTTCCCAAGTCCGTTGGGAGCGGGACGGTTTTCCCAAACCGTCAAAAGCTTTCATGGGTGTGGGAGACTCCGGGCAAAACCCGGAATGCGGGCTCTTGCCGGCCTGCAGCTCGGCGTTATCCAGCTCCATGGCCAGCCAAAACAGGCACGCAGCGGAAAGACCAAAGGAGCAGGCCCCCAAGAACTTGAAAAAGGTATTCATTTGCTCACTCCTCCTTCTCCGTATTCTCGGAGTAACGCCCGGCGGAACTGCTTGCCGTGCACCTTCATCTTCCCCTGCTTGCCCCAGTACAGGATCTCGATCACATGCCCCTTGTCCTTCAACTCATGGACGGTTCGCTTGATCACATCCCGGTCGGAATCGTACATCAGGGCCAGGGTCTTGCAGTCGTAAAACTCTGATTCAGGGTAGGTCATAATATTTTCATTGTTAAAGCTCGTGCCAGCCGAGCAGCTTCAATTCTTCGATCAGGTCTTCTTCCATGGTTCAGTCGTCGTAGTGTCCGTCGGGGTTGTCGCACTGCTCGGCGTGATCCACTTCCCACTGGTCAATCGCTAATTCCAGCTCGTCCTTGATGCCCTCCGCTTCCCGGATGGCGACGTATTCGCCATTCACCCGGATGCACCGGTCTTCGTCGTCGTATTCGATAATCATGCCCGCTCCTTTCTCATCTGATCCAGGGTTCTGTTTACCTGGCGTATGATGTGTTTCTCTCCCAGGCTGATACCAAGCATCAACGCGGACAGGTAGCCTGCCATGTTAAGCAGCGTCACAACAATAAATTCAGTCCAGTTCATCATTGGTTATTTGTTAGTGATTGATATTGGTTGTTATTACTTAAATAAAAATGGAGAGCCTGCCAATGTAACGCCTTGGCTTTGAATGTGCTCGTATTGCCTAAATTCATGCGCATGCCGGCTCATTATTCTTGAAGATGAAAGCTGTCAGGCTACTATTCCGTTATGCCTAAATTCATCACAATAGAAGATTCTTCTGGTCGTCCCCATATCGTGAATGTGGATTACATTGCGCTGATTAAGAAGCGCTCCGACGGGACTTATGATTACATCCTCTCCATCCCTAACGCGAATGCCAGATTCCGCGTTATTCATTCAAACTACCTCCTTTCCTTCTTTACATCTGGCAACAATCATTAGTTTCTCTTTCCCCCATTCAGGGCAAGAGACAGCCAATACCAGGAAACCTTTCCCCAGAACAGGGGAAGGACAGGAACTTATTCTTTCAAACTCGCGTATTTCTCCATCTACTTCGAGGAAAATGAGTTCGAAATCGGAACAGATCTTGTCCCAGTCATCTGCTTCTTCCTTGGTCAACATCCGAGCGTTCCTCGGTAATTCAGTATTTGTATTCATCATCATTGTTAGGTTTGAAAGATTTAGGATTATCAGATACATTCTCCTCCATGTTCGGAGGAATTAGTTGGTCCAACATCATTGAAGGAATCTGCATCACAGTTGCTTCCACAGTCGTCTTGGCTCTTATCTACCGATTCAGAAAAATCATTGCCGCTTGGTTGAAAAGGAGGTTCAATCGACTGCGCCGCTTCATGAAAATAAGCCAGTGCTTCCCGCGCCACACCCTTGAGTTCCGTAACATCATCCGCCAGAACAGAAAGCTTCTTCAGGTCAACAGAATCCTTCAAGCAGAGATCAACAAGACACAACTCCAGGCGACGCAGAAAGAAAAACAGCTCGGAGAGGCGCAGGAGAAGCTCCTCCTTTTTGCTCTGAATCATGAACCGTGGAGTAAATCGGAAGTTGCGCAAAGCCTCAACTGGAACACGGAATTCACGGATATCGTTATTGCCAAAGCCGTAAAATCCGACTTGATCTCTGGAGGCTACAACCCTGCTGGCATCTACCGCTGTCGTATTACTACGAGTGGAAGACGCTTCCTCTTTGATAGAGGACTTTTGAGTGAGAGGTGAGTTCATGCTTCCGGCTTCTTGGGGTTCTTCGGGCGGGGGTGCTTTGTCATCTCCACCACTTCTTGAGCCATTCGAGCAAATAAGGAGCAAATTAACTGCTCTTTAGTCATTCTGGCAGCATCAGCCACCATCCCTAACCACTTGCTGGGTGGTACTGGTATTTCTATTTTCACGCGGGGTGTCGTGTTCATGGCTATTTATTACTACGTAACGTATAATTTTTCAACACTTTTTTTGCACGCAGTGTATAATATTTCCCAATTTTAGGTGTTTACATTTCTACAAAATATCGTAATATCAACGCATGACGCCGACAAAAGAAGACATTAAAAAATGGCTCAAAGATATTGGCGAAGATCGTTTCTGGCTCGCCAAACAATGCAAGGTCGACAAAAGAACCGTAGATTCATGGTTATCTTCTGATAGATCACTCCCTGCGAGAGCGATTATTTTGATCAACCAACTTATGATGCCGAACACAGCCGAAAAAGAAGGTCGTAACCTCCGGCGTGTAGAAACTCTCACCCTGCAATTCTCAAAATCAGAATGGGAGACCATCAAGGAATACCAAAAATTACATCCGGGAAAATCCGTTGCACAACTTGCCGAAGAATTTGTTCTAAACTTGGCTGACTCTCTCCAGAAAAATTTCTCATTCACCCCACAAGCTATTGACTCATTTTCTGAATCTTTGGACTACACCACTCAAGTAGTCGGCAACACGGCAGCCGGCAAACCTTCGTCTGGTGAAACTGTCCCGCAGGACATTCGTATTTATCGTCCTCTTGAATGGGGCGAATTCGTCTTACGAGTCAACGGCAAATCAATGGAACCCGAAATACCGGACGAATCCCTGGTCATCATCAAAAAATATGAAGACTACCTGTTCCCAGCACTGGGATCCCTGGTAGTCTATAACGAAGGTAATGACTACACCCTGAAAAAACTTGCCAAGCGCAAAAACCCGGAAACCGGGAAAATGGAATATGTCCTCAAGTCGATCAACCCTGCTTACAAAGATGTGGAACCTATAGCGGAGGGAAAAATCTCCGGCATCTATGTGGAAACCCTGGACAGGTGGGAGAAAGCTTGACGATCCGGGGAAATATATTATAGGTAAATCCTCTTTTTTTATTTTCCGTTAGCCGTCCACGTTGGGAAACGCGGGCGGTTTTTTATTGCCATTACAGCCGTGTACAGTAGCATTCTCCCAGAAAAGCGCTCCTGTTCAGCCCTTGGCCTCCGGGTCAGGGGCTTTTTTGTTGTTCTTTCTTCATGAAAAGATATAATTTTCTGGTATGATTTTGGGAAAACTATTCATCTATGCCGTCTCTGCTGTGTGTCTCTCCGTGGCTTCCATGGGAGCTTGCCCGGTGGAAAACATTCAAACCTCTGTAAAAGTAGAAGCCGCGCAAAAGAAATACTGGATCAGCTCAACCGGAAAGACACATAACTCTTCTTGCCGATACTACAATAACTGTAAAGGGTATTGGAGCGATACTGGCAGTGGCAATAACTGCAAAATTTGTGGAGGGGCAAAATAAACAAAAACAGCGCAATTTAAAAGTATGATCCTTTTTCTTCTCCCTATTTCACTCGTTGGACTTATCTGGGCATTCTGCATCGGCCTCTATGTACCTGCTATCATCTTCATTCTCTTGGCTGTGTTGCCTATAGCGAATCTCATACTCTCTATACCGGAACTTATCAATGCGTATGTACTCGGACAAAAGGCTCCCGGTCTTCAAGTGTTCATAGCAAGTATTAGTATACTTCTTTATGTCAGTTCGTTTTATGTTGCAGCGATATACTTTTATTCAGGTATAGAACTTATTCCGATTATGTTGCTAATCATGACTTATGCTCTATCTATTTCAAACGGTATCTATCAAACAACTAAACAAATGTATGGATGTTATGATACATCATTAGGGATTGCTTTATATGGAACATTTAGTCACAGAGCATCATATCTAGCTGGCGGTCTACTAGTTTGGTTTGCTCCTATTATAACAATTGCGGGTTGTATTTATGCGGTTTTGTAAATCGTCTTTTGTAATAATTATTTTATAACAGTTATTATCAGATATAGTGCAGCAATAATTGTTATAATAAAATATAAAATTACAAAAATTAAAAAATTATCTGTTATATAAACTTTTCCTTTGGTGATTTTAGTGATGTTGATTTTTTCTTTTATATCATACATGATATGGGAAACCACAGAATTGACAGGAAGTGTCCCCAACTTCGTTCCCTTGCATACATATTGTTGCTGATCAATTATTTTTAATTCATTCTCAAGAAAATCAATTTCTGCCATTGTCAGCTGTCGTTTCTTGTTTTTTAGAAGATGGCTGCTGGAATGAATTTGCCTACTATAAAATAAATCCTCTTTTTTGACATATTGTTGATACCATTCCAAAATCCAGACATACTGCTTTATCGCTGATTTTTTTTCAGAAATTATTTCATTTGCCAAATAGGAAATACTCAAAATCTGATCGTAAACATTTAGTAACTGATCATGCGATGAATTCATATTGTTTGTAACAGAAATCCATTCTAGAACAACCTTCTCAATATGTGCAGACAGTCCAGGCAAATCCTTTGAGAATCTTATGCGCAGAGCATCCAGTCGGTTTTTCTGCGCCTCCCGCTCCAACATCACCCAGACACTTTCTCTCGTGGCAATGGAAAACGTGGGTCTCGGCATCATCATATCCTATTTTTAAATGTAAAAACAATCACCAACACCACAGCCGTAGCCACATTCACGCCCATCCAAACTTCCTTGTCCAGATATACCCGGAGAATGGGATTGTAAAGCAGAGCAATAGCGGCAGCGGATACGCTCCCGAAACACACCCCTTTCTTCTGCTCCTGGGTAAACACAAATATGGCGTAAGCACACACAGCCAACCGCAGGAACATATAATAGCCGTAGGGCATCGGCAACAATGCCAGCCCCAGGAAAACGCAAATGGCAATCAGTAAACCTTTCATTTCTCCAAGGTATTCCTATATCCTCAAAAACTCAAGTCCTCAAGTATTTGACAACCAGTCGGACGAACATGAAGCCAAGTACTAGACAGAAAAATCACGCAAGACAATAAAAATATTCCTTGAAATCAATGATAATGCCACAATATATAGTATATCCCAAAAATAGTTGTGCAATATTTCCTTGAGGTTGTACCCTTTTTCATTTAGTTTTCCATTCGTTGTCACCACCTTGTAAAGGTATGTGACACCTCCCTTACCGTATTCGGCAATGGTTGTCGGAACTTTGGACACATAAACATCTTTGACGAGATGGTTCAAAGGCAATGAGGCGCGGTAAGCACTCCTATAGCTAAAAACAAAACCTATGGAAAATGGTATTGAAACTACCATTTGGCTACTTCAGGGATTTCTCCTTATCCTGAAGATATTCAAATGATGTAATACACGCCGTCCGTCTGTACGACTTATCCCCTATAACGTATCAGGCGGGCGGCGTCAATATAAAGACAATGCTTGACTCATTTTTGTTCACTAGTTAACATGATGCCTGTCATCTTCCATAGATGATGTTTTTAGCAAACTCCCAAGCTCATAATCACCTGTATCTGATTACAAGCTTCACCCCTCCCGGTGCGTCAACACTGTGGAGGGGGTCTTGTTATTTTAACTCCGCCAACTTAAACCCCAGTTTGGACAAATTCGCCACCCCAGCCACGGACAAGAGCCAGGACGCCACGGAATCAGCCGCCTTGCTGCGGCTCCCGGCGCCCGCTCCGGCCACGTAAGCGGCCGCCTTGGCATCCAGCAGAATCAATTCCGCCCAATCGGCAAACGTCATCTCCTTCTCCCCGGTGACGGCTTTCCACGTATTTTTGGCCGCCCGGTAAATCGCGGAATAATCAATCACTCCGGACGCGGTGCCTGCGTAAATACGCTGTCCAGTCGCCTGCTTGTAGCCAAACTCCACCGCCGCCCCCAGCATCGGCACGCCGCCAATCATGGCAACAGGAGCCCCCAGCATGGCGCCGAACCATCCGCCGTTCTTCTCCCACTCGTCCTCGTCATCCAGCAGGGCGTGCCACAGGGCAATCACCGTCTGTTCGGCAACGGACATCATTCCATATAAAGCAAGAGCCTGCCCCCAATTCCCGGAGCTCACATGAGAAACGATCATCCCCACCTTATTCAACACCTCGGAACTCATAAAACAGGCCATCTTCGCAAACAGGCCCGTGGAAGCCCCCAGCATGCTCTTCTGGCTCTGCGTCAGCGGCTGGGCCACAAGCTCCAGAGCCCGGGTCACGCTCTGCATGCACAGGGCGTGCATCTCATCCTCCGTCATCGGGGCTCCGGTCCTTTTTCCTGCCTCTTCCAGCTCGGCCCACTTTGCGTTATACAGGGCGGCCATGGACACGGCATTGCTCCACACGTCCATCTTCTCAATAGCCCTCATGCCGGCCATGGAAAACCTGATCGCTCCGGTGTAATTCTGATCGGAAGCATACCCCATCAGCTGGCTCACCAGTTCCGCCTGCGCGTCATTGGTCCTCGCCCGGAAAGCCTCCGTCTTCATCATCTCAAACACCCCCATGCGTCCGGTCATGGACATCGTCTGCCCCAGGTGCAGCAGGAAACTCCCCATGCCCACCTCCCCGGCAAACATCCCGTGCATCAGGCCGCTGGTCTGCTTGAGCATCGTCAGCACGTTCCAGGCCAGCAAGGCCACCGCCTTGGCGCTCTGGAAGCGGCTTGTCGCCTGGGCTCCGGCCAGCAGGGCGCCCCCCTCCATCACTCCGGCCCCGTCGATCACATCCAGCCAGTGCCGCAGCGAATCAATCCCGTGGCGCCCCATGTGCTCCTTCAGGGACGCTGCCGCCTCCTTGTCCGCCAGAATGCCGCGCCAGCGGGCAGTAATATCCGCCGTGCAAATATAATTCTCCACCTCGGCGCTCGCCGCCTGGAACACGGCCTCGCAATCCATATTCCAGGCCAGGTGCAAATTGTGCTTCCGCCTGGGAATCAGCATCCCGTACTTCGCCCCGCCGGCCACGGCATTCGTCTGTTCCCCGAAAGACGCCTTCGTATCAAGCTTGTGGTCCGCCCGGAACACGGCCCGGAAATAATTCTCCACCGCGGGGAAGGGAACCCCCTCACGCTCCTCATACACACGGGCCAGCAGCTTTCCCTGCCGGTTCATCAGCTCCCGCAGGCCGTAGCCGAACGCTAGCCCTTCGGCGCCAACAAACTCGCGCAGGCGGGCAACCTCCGCTTCTCCAATGCCTTCATTCCGCATCGTCTCCGCGTACTCGGCCTGCTCGTAAAGCAAAATGACATACATCGCCTGGGCGCGGGAAACCTTCAACGTCTCGCCCTTCCTGCCCGGGCGCACCACTTCCGCCTTCGCCGTAATATTCTTCCTCCTTCTGGCCCGTCCGTCTCCGGCCTTCACCAATTCATCCAGCTCGGCAAGCTGCCGGCGCATCTCCGGAATAAGCGCTTCCGGCACGGACGCCTTATCGTCGGAAAGCCCCCGGTCATTGTACTCCTTCCTGATTGCCTTGCGTCGTTCCTCCCTCTCCTCAAAAGACAACCACACCCACTCGCGGGCCTCGGCGATCCTCACGGTGCGCTCCACCTTCACCAGCGGATTCAGCACTACGCCGGAATCCCCTGTCTTCTTGAAATCGGAAAGAACCCTTGCCACATCTTTGGTGCGCTGAACGCCAAAACACCGCTTAACCAGGGCCGTCACCTCCCGGTCCCGGGCGTGCTTCATATTCCTCAACGCCACATTCGCCTCGGCAATCGCAGTAACCTCGGCATGCGCCAGACCGCGCAGGGCGGGAATCTTCTTCCATCCATTCAACAGCTGGGAATAAGACTGCAAACCGTACTTCAGGTACTTGGCCGCCTTCGTTCTCGTAGACGCCTTCGCATCCTCTTCCGCGTCACGTCCTCCCTGGGGAGTGGCCTGCCCAAGCCCTTCCACAATCTTCTCGGCCTTGAACTTCGTCCGGCGCCTCTCCTCGTCCAACCGGGTGGACCAAGCCGTCCGTCCCGTCGTGATAAACAGGGCAAGGGCGCGCGCGCAGGCGCGCGTCTGCTCCAGTCCCATCCCGGCCAGATATCCGAACGTGTGCCAATCCTTCAATTCCAGCTCGGCCGCACCCCGTTCCTCTTCGGTGGACTGGTTGCTGGAAAGCACGCCCTCCAGCTCCAGCATTCGCTTCTCCTTCGCCTCCTGGTCCGTATTCATCATGGCGACTATCCCGTGCAAATGCCTGTAATCCTCCGCGCTCAACTTGCCCTTGTTAAACTTCCCGCTGGCCTTCTTCGTCGGCTGCACGGCCTTGATGCGGGCAACCATCTCCGCCCGCATCTGGTCGACGGCATATCGGTCTGCCTGTTCCAGCGTGCGGGCCAGCAGCTTGTCAATCACGGCATCCATGCGCTCGCTGGTATCGTCCATCAGCGTCTCCTTCTTCAGCTCATCGGAAAGCCATACCTGACCGTCCTCCAGACGGGTGGCAAGATTCTCGGCAGCTCTCATGTAAGGGTAAAGGCCAAACCTGTACCCCTCCGGCAGCGTCTTGTAAATGGGAGCCACCACGGCCATGACCCTTCCGAACGCCTCCGCGCCGTCTCCCTGCTTCACATCGTTGGCCGCGCAAACCCGGCGCCATGTCTCCAACGCTTTTGCCGTCTGGCTGCGCAGCACCTCCAAACGGTTCTTCTGCGCCTCCCGCTCCAGCGTCACCCAGACACTTTCTCTCGTGGCAAGAGAGAAACTCGCCGTCGGATCCTCATAATCCGCCCACGCTCCCCCGGTGGACTCGTCCGCAAACGCCGTAATCTTGATGTCGTTCCCGTCAAAAATCACGTAATTATACGTCTGCTCTTCCTCCGTCTTCCCGCGGGTATAGCCGTCTGCGTACCTGATGCCCCTCACTCCATGCCTTAACAGAAACTCGCTCGCCTCTCTGGGGCTTCCCAAGGCATCCTCCAACGAGCGGTAAATCTTGCCCCCCATCCAATACCCATTTTCCGGATCCTTGTCGTTGAACAAAGAATACGCTTCTTCCTTGCCCTCATCCAGAAGCCAATCCCCTATTCTGGATGTTGTAGATGAGCCGTACCCTTTATCCCAAAACAGCAGCTCCCCTCCTTCCATGAAGTCCAAATAATCCTCTACATTCAGCTCCACGCGGTAATTGGAAGGCATGCCCGTCCTCACCTCTATCTCGTCCAGATGGTCAAGCAGAGAAAGCATGAAGCCTTCCAGTTGTTCCAGCTTCTCCCGCTCCTGGGGGTACGTCTCCGCGTATTTCCTGTTAGTATCAATTTCATCATGCAACTCCATGACGATGTCTAAAACAGTCATGCTTCCTCTGGCGGCATCAACCAAATCGCCAAGAACAGACCAGGCGATATCTGACGCGTCCTCCTTCGCCTCCGGCAGGGCATCCTTCGGCAAAAAACTGCCTACCAGGGATCGTTGCATCACTTCTATAACGCCAGTCTCCACCTCCCGGAACTTCCATGTCGCCTTATCCTGCGCGAACTGGTTCATATAACTCCGGTTCACCTTCGGGCTCTCCGCAAAATACAACCCCCAGCCATACGCCTGCGCTCCTTCTCCCTGCCCCATATAATCCGTAGAAAACTTCCGGAAAGAATGCGGGGAAGCATGCAGGGCGGCAATGGAAAACGTCACCCCCGGTTCCGTAATCACAGCGTTGCCCGCCTCAAAATGGCCGGACTTGAACAGGCCCTGTTCCTGTGCAGAGGCAATGGAAAAAGAAACAATCGCCTCACCTGGGAACTCCAGCGTATCATTAAACGGCTTTGACTCTCTGCGCTCTCCATCCCACAGGATGCGTTTCTCCACATTCCGGCTCTCAATCTCACCAGCGGAACGCATATAGTCATCAAGGCTCCTACCTTCCTCCAGATTGCTCCCTCTGGCAAAGCCTTCAATATCCTGTATGGCGTGCTGAATCTCATGAAGAAGGGTGGAAAGCTGTGCCCCTGTCGGCCCGATATGGGCCAGATTGATCGTAATGGAGCGTTCTTCGGAATCATAATAACCACGGGCTGAATCCTTTTTATTCTTGTACGCAAAAACATACATCTTCCGTAAAGAAGGGTAAGCCTCATACAGCTCATCAAAATTCAGCACATCCTCAAGAAGCCCGCGCCATACGGGATTCTTCCTGTACCCCATTCCCCTGGACCACTCATCAAACATGCTTAAAAACGGAAAATTCTCCGGAGCTTTCAAGCTTGCCTGGCTCGCGTCAATCTCCGCCCGCAACTTGCCGTCATCCCTTCCGGCGAAAGCCTTATCGGCATACTTTCCCCAAGTGGCTGCATTCGGTCCTATCACGGAAAACGTAATATCCGGATTCTTCGGATCATACGTCCCCCGGTTATCCGTGGCGGACTTGATCTGCGTGGAAGAGAACACTATCTGCATATTAACAGGCCCACGGGACATGAAGCCATCACGTCCAAGCGTCTCCGCGACCGCACGAAGAGCCGCTTCCTGACCACCAATAGTATAGAGTTCGCTGATAATATCCGCGTCGTTCACGCTGCTGTCCACAATCGCATCAACCGTTTCTTTCAACGCCTTCCGATACCACGCTTTCCCAGGATAACCATTCGCGCTACTCGCATAATCAGAAACAATAAGATCTCCGTCAGGGTCAAGATGTTCTATCACGCGCTCGACGTCTTTCTTGCTCAGTGAAAGTTTTTCCGCATCAAACGGATTGCGCAAATTCAGAAAAACTTTAAAAAGATGTCCGCCCTTCGGCGCAAAGCCTTCCGCATAACCTTGATCATCCGTGAAATAAAAGCCGCGTCCTTTCACTGCGCCGTTCTTCATGGCGAACTTATGTGAGAACGTGTTGAACTTCGCCCCGCTCCCATGATACACCACCCTCGGCTCCCCGTTCTCGTCAACTACCTTGCTGGCATTCTCCGGGTCATGCTCCCAATCCCCAAACCAATTCTTAAACGCCGCCGTGCGCACGGAAAGCCACTGGTCTTCCGTCAGATTCGTATTCGCTCCGTTAGGTGCCTTCATGAACGTCCCGTCAGCGACCGCCTTCTTCCTGATTGTCTCTTTTTCAGGAGACAGGGAAAACGTCGCCGGAACAATAGCCCCGTCGTCAAACCGGCATTCCACTTCATTCACGTTGACAACATGCGCCCCTTGTGGTAAGGAAAAACCATCTCCCCCGCCAGCGGATTGGGACGGCAGAGCGGCCTTGCTTGCCGATCCTGGACCTAGGCGCGCGGTGCCGCTATTCGCGTTTGCAGGTTGTCGCTCTGCAAGGGGGAGCTTCTTCCCCAGCGGCTTCTTGCCCTGCCGCACCGGATAAGCCGAGACAATGGAATAAAACCCATCCTTCCGGTCCAATTGCAGCAGCATCCATGAAGAAGGCTGCCTTCCCTTAACCAGCAGCTCACGCCCGGGCGCCACCTCGTAAAGCTCGCTCACATTCGCCAGAATGGAACTGATATAGCGTTCCGGGGAACGGTCCTTCCAGAAGGAAAACCCGCGGGAAGCCAGGATATGGGTCAGTCCATAGCCGCGATGCTCCCCGACATCGGAACCCACCAGCAGCCGCACCGGCATGGCGGGCTGCCCCTTGCGGCGCGGAATCACAAACCAGTCAGGACTTCCGTCTTCCCGGGTGACGAACGTCTCCGGAGCCAGGACAGTTCCGGAACTATCCATAGCAACCACGGAAAACGTCGCCCCGGAAACGGGCACACGCTCGAACGGATTCACTTCACTCGTGCCGTCCCAGGCAAGGGCGCGGTCATGAAGGCGCAGCGCCGGGTCATGGGACTGCCATGCCCCCTTGGCTCTTTCCAAATCATGAATGGCCGCATTCAAATCTGCGTCCGTCTCCAGGCGGATGCCCATCCTGCCCGCCAAATCCTTCCGCCGGCTGATGCCTCTGGACTTCTTCAGAAGGGACAGGCGTTCGGCAATCAGGGAAATCCCCCGGGCCGCAAAGCGGGCCACCTTCTCACAATCCTCCTGCCAGGACGTATCGTTGCCGAACAAATCAAACGCCTCTCCCTCCCGGGACTTCTCCGCAGCCACCCGGTCCGCCTCCTTCACATAGGCCGCCACGTAATCCCACGGCTTCCCCTTCTCGCGCAGCTGCAGGGCAAGCATCTGTCCCGCCTCCGTTGAAGACAGGCGGCATACCTTCCACGCCTCGTTATCCGTAATCACCCCGTTCTTCAGGCGGGTAAACACCTCATCCCAGGCCAGGGTGGCAATATCCCAGCCCATCACATTGGCGGAACCGGGGCGCAAATACCCCTGCGCCTCCATCTCGTCCCGGCCCATATTGGAATTCCGGACAAAAAAAGCCACCTCCAGCGCGGACGCCTGACCGTCCAGCATATTCTGCCCGACGTCGTGCATCTTCGCCCAAGTGGCGTCATGCGCATCATCTTCTTCATACACGTAAGCCGGAATAAACTCAACCCCGTCGCGCACGGCCAAATCAAACCGGTGGCGTCCGGTAATCACATGCAGGGCTCCATCCCTGCGCCGCCACACGGAAATGGGCTGGGCGTCTTCCCGGAACCGTCCCTGAAGCTCGCGCCCCTTCACGGCTCCGCGTTCATTATGATCTCCCTGCTTGAACTGCTCCACATCCGGCACCAGGGCCAGGGAATCCACCCGCACCTGGGCAAACACGCAATCCGGCGCCACCCGCACAAACGCGTGATCGCGGAACTCCGCGCCGGCCTCTTCATCGTGTTCGGCCTCTTCCCCCACCCCCTCCAGGGAGCCGCCGGCATCCTCCACCAGCGGAGCGGGGGATGCCGAATTCCCGGCAATGCCGGTCACGGGATCAGTCTCATCCTCCTCTTCCGCGGTCTCTTCCACATCCTCCGCGGCATCCATCCGCGCCATGGACTCTTCCAGTGCCTCCAGCTCGCCCAGCGTCATCGTGGCATCCCCCGGAGCCCTGCGGGAAGCAAGGTCCGCGTGCACCATCTCCACATCCAGTTTCTGCGCGGCATCCATCCGCGCCTGGCGGAAAACGCTCTCCGTACTCACGCCCACGGCCTGCAGGGCGTCCGCCAGGCCTCCGTGCTCTTCCATAAACTTCTTCCCCTCGTCCGTCGCGGCAAACTCGTTCCATTGCTCGCCCATGCGTATGATGCGGGCGGAATCCTCCAGATTCTTCAGGGCGAACTCCGCGGTGTCCTTCACCCACTGGGGCACGGGCAGGCTCTCAATATCCGCCAGGGAGGAAGACAGGGACAGGTTGGAAAAACTCTCCACCACGTCCCTGGCATCATGCGCCGGGCCCTCATACGTCCCCAGACTCACGCCGTACCTTCCCAGCACGGCGTCCGCCGCCTGCAAATGCTCCCACAAATCCTGCCAATCCTTCCCGGTCAGGTTCATGTAATGAACCAGGGCGGACTCCTGCACATCCTCCATCACGTTGGCCGTCGTGGCATGGCCTCCGGCGTAAAGCAGCAGGGAACTCCCAGGATCGGCCGCCATCGTAAACCGGTGGGCGAAGCTGGCCGCCGCCGTGCCGCTCTTGATCTCATCGGCTCTCCCCCTCGTAATCTCTCCGGAACGCACTGCATGATCAAGACGCCTCTCAAAAGCCGCCGCCAAATCGGCAATGGAACCAAGCTGAACCTTCCTCATCACTTCGGCATCCGTCCTGCTTCTGGCCTCCTGGACGGACACGCCCTCTTCCCGGACAATCGCGTCAATCCTCGCCTGGGCTCGCACGGCCACATCCATCAACCCCGGGACGGTCATCCCTCCGGTTTCGGCGGCCGCCTTCCGGTACTCCGCAGGCGCTTCCTCGGACAACATATCCAGCGTCTCAATAAAATCCATCTTCCCGGCTTCCGAAATCGCGGCATTCCCCAGCACGGCATCCTGCATCACGCGGACGCCATTCAAATAAGCCCCCTGCAGCACTACCTGAACCAGGGCGTCCGTCTGCTCCTCGTTCATCTCCACGCTCCTGTCTTCCTCCATCTTCACGCCGTTCACTACAGCGCCCTCCCGCAGGCTCACCTCGTACCTGTCCGTTCCTTCCAGCTTGCGGATACGGCCAATGTTGGCCTTCTCCAGCACCTTGTCCAGAGCGCCGGACATCTGGTACAGCCGGGCCTCCTGCCGGTCCGCCAGCTCGGCGCCGGCCTTCCGCGCCCGTTCGGCGGCTCCTTCTGGATCCTTCAATACATCAGTCTCGAAATACTTCTGGGCCAGCGCAGCCTTGTGCTCCGCCGTGGAAAAAGACGCCATCTCTTCGGCATGCTTCTTCGTATATCCGGCCAGCTGGGCCCGCTGCGCATCCGTCACGAACGCCGCCACTTCCTGCTTCATCCTCGGAGCGTGGCCGGCAGCCATGGCCGCCACAAACAACGCGCATCCGCCGGACTGCTCCACATCCCCCATCGCCTGAAGCACGGGGCTCACCACCTCGAAATCCTTCGGCTTCACCTCCATTCCCGTCATCCCGGACAACTTCCGGGCCGTCCACTCGAACAACTCCCCGGCCAGAGGTTCCGCCGCCATCTCTTCCACGTAGGCAAACGCCGGGGTGGAAAGCATCTTGCCGGTTCTCGTCCCGGCAAAAAACGTGCGCCCCGGCACCTTCGCGGCCAGTCTCGCCAGGGCGCCGGTTCCCGTCCTGGTCATCAGCTTGTTGATGGCCCCCATGCGCCCGAACACGGAAAACACCCCAAACCCCTTTTCCTCCACCGTATTCCGCAGCCCGTTGATCGTCACGTCCACCAGGGAATCCCCGTTGCGGGAGGCGGCATTCCCGGCGTGCCCCATATCACCGGCCAGCACCAGGGCCCAGCCGCCGGGAGCCATGTAGGAAAGGCTCTGCCCGGTGATATTCCCGGCTCCGTTAATCGCCTTGACGTACCAGGACGCATCAGGGCTTGTGCCCCGCATCCGCTGTCCGAACTCGTGCATCACATCCTGCATCGTATTCAGCGCTTCGCGTCTTTGCTCGTAGCGGTCGAAGAGCTGCCTTTGTCCGTCAAACGTATCCTTCACCCCCTGCAGGGGAGCAATATTATTGGAATACCACTCTTCCATTCCGCTCATGCCGGGAATGCCCCTCACCGCCTGAACCGCCTTCACGCCCAGGCTCTCCGCGCCGCGCGCCGTGTCGGCAAAACTTCTATACAAATTGCGCCAGAAAGCAGCGGAATCCGTCTGGCTCTCCTGAACCTTCCGGTCAATCGCGGTCATCAGCAACATCAACGCCTGCTGGTCCAGCACCTCATTCCCGTTGACATTCACTGTCAGCAGATCGGCCATGTCCAGCGCGTCGGAGCGCCAGACATCCTCAAACCCGCGCCTCTCGGCAAAAGCATACGCCCGCCGCGCCCTCATGATGGAATCGGCAGCCTTCTGCGGACTCTCGGCATACTTCAGCAAATCGGCAGGACACGCGTCCCAGCTGCCCTCCTTCCCGGCTACGCAATCCACCATTCGGTGGGAAATTTCCTCCTGTTCCTGCTGGACTCTTCTCGTCCGTTCCTTGTAGGCGGCATCCTCTACGCGTGTTCTCTCGGAAAAATCCTGCCACACAGCGCGGTGAGCCTCCCCCATATCCTTAAACTGTGGGGCCTCCTTACCTTGCCGGGCCCAATACAAATACGGGTCGGCGGCTTGGTCCAGACCAAACAGGGAAACGCACACATCAAGGCCCAGGCAAGCCTCCTCGTCCGGTGTGACTGGGGGCTGGTAGCCTTCCGCCTTCACCAACCCTTTTGCTTCTTCGTCAGCGTCATCCCCCAAGGCCAGCGCGGAAAACAACTTCAGGCGACTTTCGTCGGGCTTGAACTCCGGAAGCTTCCGGGAACCCGGCACCTGTCCCCAGTCTTGCAAGGAAGTAGGGGCGTCATTCTCCTGCAAATGGTCAAAGGACTCGGGAAGAAGGTTGGAATGTTTCGCCTCCTGCGCCAAGGGGAAAAAGTCTGTTTCAAACATGGTAATCAATTAAGCTTTAAGTTGAAAATAATATTCGGAAACCCCCTTCACCCAGTGGGAATTCAATCCCTTGGGATCGTTGGATGCTCCGGGGGGAGCGTACTTCTTGCCAATGGCGGCAATCGTTGTCAGTCCTTTGCCCAGGTAATTCCGGGCGAGCTGTCCGGCCATGTACTCAATACCGGCCTCGACCGTTTCAAAAGACCGGGGACCTCTGCCATACGGACTCACGCCCATGGCATTCTTCTTGTTCCGGAAAGCAGAACTGGTGCCGTTGCCTGTTTCGTGGATGGCAATGGCCATCAGCAAATCAGGGTCCACACCGTACTTCTCCCCGGCCCGCCGGAAGGCAGATTCGTACTGTTGAAGAGCGGGAGAAAGTACTTGGGCGGCCTTCTGCGGGGAAGAAACAGGCTGGTTCAGTACGCTGGTTGTTCCTTGTCGCTGCGGGGCATAAAAATTCTCCTGGTCTTCGTGGAGCTGTCTGGCATACGCCGTCGCGTCCTCCGGAGAATTGAACACGCCCAGGTGTTTACCGGTTTGCTTGAACTGATTCACGGCATCGTCCTCGGAAAGAACCTTGCCGTCCTCGGAAACGGTAGGAATCAGGTATTCCTTCCCGTCCATCTCCACGGAAATGGAACGCACCGTACTGATGGAGCCGTCGGCATTGCGGACGACGGGCCGTGTACTCAAATCAATATTGCCGGGCTCAATCATGCCGGGCACCTCTTCGGGGGCAAAACGGACGGTTGCTTTCCCCTTGTCCCCCGCGAGCATGATCAGGCGGTTGCCGTACTCGTCGCCAGAAAGCTCAATCCCCCTGTTAGGGCCTTCATAAAAACCCACTACAGGAACTTCGTTGTAAGCCTTGGACTGGTCCATGGTGGCTTTCAGACAGGGGCGACTTCCGTACTTCTGAACAAGCTGCTGGTACATTTCCTTGGGCACGTAGGCCCCGGCGCGCCTACCAGCCACAAAGGACATGGGGACGGCCAAGGGGGCGCTGTCTTTCACAACCTCCACTTGCGGCGTGTAGGGAACCTGCTTCTTCTGATACTCCTTCCACTCCCTATTCTTCCGGTCAATGAAATCCTTCCCGGAATCCGGCATGCGTTCCCTGGTGTCTCCTACCTGGGCTTCACTGTCAAAAGCGCGGGAAATCTCCTTAGACTTCTTCTCGACATCCAGCTTTTCCGGATGCTCGTACTCGTTCAACTCTTTGGCTTTCTTTGCGGCAAATCTGAAAATCTGCATCCGGTCGTCGTGGATGCTCGCCTCCGGATTCCGATCTCGCCAATAGGCCATCTGGACGCGTACATACTCATCAATCTGGCTCTCTATCAAATTTCTGGCCGCCTCCTTCTCCTGAATCTTCTTTTGGTCACCTTTCCTGTACGCATCCCGTACTGAAGCGGATCTGTTCGGAATATACGCATCATCCGGAATATGGCGTAGCACCAGACCGATGTCATTTCTGCGTGCGCCCTTGGCGGCATCCAGTCGGGAAATCATCTTATCCATCACCACGGCGCGGATATACTCCTGGTTTCCCTCATAAGCCCCCAGGAGTGCCCACTTCTTGGCGGTGCGCTCGGCAATTTGATTAGCCTCCTCGCGAGATTGAGGAACAGGAAGCTTGTCCAGTTCCATATTGAACGCTCCCCTTATTTCCACCTTGTCCCGTTCCGTGAACCGTCCGCCGTTTTTTTGGGCATTGCGGGCCCATCTCCACATCTGTTCAGTAGCTCCGTTGGGCAACTGTTTTTTCAGGGCTTCAATATTCTTTTCCTGAATCTTGCGGCGGTCCTCTGCTGAAAGAGGGGCAGGCGTGGCCTCATCAGCCAGACGTCGGCGCACTTCGCGTTTGGCCCGGTCCAGATCAATGGGATTCAGGTCATTGTACAGTCCCTTGTTGATAGCCGCAGCCGCACGTATGGGATTGGCGGCAACGCTGGAAAACAAGGCTGTCTTCAAATTCTCCTGCTGCTTGTCATATCTGATCTTCCTCCCTCTCAATAAACGCAGCTCACCTTCGTCACGGGAAATCGTGCCGGAAGCTACGGCGTCATCAACAGACCTCTCGTAACCGCCCCAATCCTGCTTCTCCTCGGCCAGCTTCAAACTCGTATCGAAAGCCTGTCTGGCAACGCCCAGCTGATGTTTGGCAGCCAGCCCCCAATAACGTTCCGGCAGGCTTGACCTCACGGAAGCCCTGACAGCCTCCGCCTTCATGGCGCTCTCCGGGTGGAAAAAACTGCCTCCCAGCGCGTCAATCTTCTGGCCGAACTCGTAAGCCAAATCTTTCAGCTTTCCCTGCCGGATGGAACCGTCCTTCTCAAAAACGCTCTCCTTCGTGCCCGGCGCGAAAGCCAGCATCCTGGAAAACTTCGCGTCGGACTCGTCCCGGATGCGTCGCAGCTCCACCTCCTGCCGCTGCATCTCCCCGAAATCGGAAATCCTGGCAAACGCCTCCGCGCTCCCCTGAACCGCCTCTTCGGCCTTCTGGACGGACGCGCCCAGCACCTGGCCCTGATCGCCATTGGCGGCCCGCGCCGCGACACCGGGATCAGCCTTGGCCGTCTGCAGGGACGGCCCGCCGTATAAAGAAAACTCGCTCATCGTGATATAAAACCGGTAAGTTGATCAATGGAAAAAACATGCACCTTCGGCCCGCGCAAAAACCGCTGCCAGGCCACATGCGTAAAACCTCTGCGGGAAAACTGCCGGGCCAGCCGGGCCAGCTCGCGCGGCTCCCCGGCCGCCCACCACACAAACAAGCACCTCTCCGGAAGATCCGGCATGCCCACAGGAGGAAAACACAACTCACCCAGCCTCTCGGAGGGCAGAGCCAGGCACACCTCCTCCGGGGAAACGAACGCCAGCCCCAGGGACGCGCAATCCTTCACATCCGTCCACAAATCCCGGCCCACCTCCGCATAAGCGCTCACGGTCGCATCAAACGCATTCATCGCCACACGCTCCTGTAAGGATTCCACTTCTGGCCGCCCAGGTAATCGTAAAAAGAAAACCCGCTCTTCTCCGGACTCGCCGCCCAGGCCCCCAGCGTCATCATCCCCAGGCGGGGATCCGCCGTAGACCCGGGAAACACGCTCCCGGCCAAACCGCCCAGATCATAACCGGCAAAAAACCCCTGGTCGGCCGTCGTCGAACCGAAAGCCCCCATTCCGGCGCCAATGCTGCCTATCAAAGCCCCGCCAAGCTGAATCCCCGTGGACACCAGGGCCCCGGAAGCGGCGGACTTATAAGCCGCCGCCTGATTCTGCGCGCTCACCAGCGCGGCATCCCCCTCCCAGCGCTGCATCGCCGCCTCATAGCGCTTGCTCTGGTCGCTGATCGCCGCGCCCAGGGACAAATCGGAAATCTGCTTCTCCAGCACTTCGGCCGCGGCAAGCTCCGCCTGGCTGCCGGACCCCTCGGAAGTAAACCCGGAAGCGCCCCTCCCAGCCCGCACGGAAGCCGTGGCGGCCGTCTGATTGCGCCTGGCTGTCGCCATATTCTCGGCGGCAAGACGCAAAGCGGAAGCGGACTCCGCCTCGGTATTGGCCGCATTCACATACGCGGCATCCCGCGCCGCCCGTCCCTGTGCCAGCGCGCTCTTCGCGTTGGCCCTGTTCGTCGCATAAGAACCGATACTGCCCATAACCCTACAAAATGGAACGATCCAAAATATCCTTCAGCGGATGCTGGTCATTGCTCCCGCGCTGGCTCACATCGTGATACAGGGCGTCGGCAACATACCCCCTGTACAACTCCAAAAACACGCCCACATTCTGCGGCTTGCCCGTCACCGTGGCCGCCACCTTGGAAGCCAGCAAACACTTCACGGCCTCCACAAACAAAGGCTCATGATCCGGCAGCATCTCTGCCAAAGCCGCCTCATTGGACAAAAACCGCACCTGCAGCAGGGAAGGAGCTTCCTCGCAAATCACCACGCGGCCGGCCATGCGCCAGCGCCTGGCCTCCACCTTCAACAACTTCAGGCAATCCTCCGGCAGCGGAAACCGGCCGTTCCCCTCCGGGCACGCCAGCACGGCCTCCTTCGTGGCAAACGACCACGGGCCATAGGAAACGGCCTCCAGCATCACGGATGGAAACCACAACTCGCAAGCCCTGGCCGCCGGGGAATCCATCACAAACTCCTGATCCCCCAGCAGGGAAAGGCACTGTGAAAAAAACGTCAGCTTATCCATTCCCCAACAATCGCATGAGGGCGGACTTCCTTCAAGTTGGCGAGAATCAATGTTTCTATCCCTGCCGCATCTCAATAAAGCATCCCCTCCAGAGCGTCGGGGCGTCTGTGAGGCCTCTTCACCTTCTCCGGCTCCCCTGCATGACCGGACACCAGGCCGCGGCTCACCGCCTCCGCAAAGGTTCGTGCGGCATCCGCGCCATGGGAACAGGCGTCATGAAGCGGCATCTCCCGCACGCACCCGTTGGACCCCGGCGGCAAACTGCGGTAATACTCCAGGGAACCCACCCCGGAAACATACTTCTGCCCGTCAATCTCCGGGCGCCGGTTGCAGCGCTCATGAAACACGCAAAAACGCAGCATATTCCGCAGCGCGTTAATCCCGGTCCAGACATCGGACGTGCGCGGCACGATCGCCGTGCGGAACCCGGCCCGCTGCAGCACGGACTCAAAAGAAGTCTTGGAAAAATCCCTCCTGGCCGCATCGTGCGGCAGCAGGTGCAGGGCGACAGGCCCGAACTCCCTCTCCCTCATCCGGATCTGCCCCACGTAATAATCAACCGCCTGATTATTCCCGGCAATATAATCCAGCGCGTAATACCTGCCGCCCACCACCTGCCAAAGCCAAATCGCCATAAAATCGCTCAACCCCAAATCCCAGGAAGCATAAATCGGAGCCACGTCATCCACTTCAAACTCGGCTGCGATCCTCCCCTCGGCCCGCAGGGCAGAAATCCACCTCCCGTAAATAGCCCCCTCCACGGACGTCTGCAAAGCCTCCTCCGGCACGGTGGGAAACTCCTGCTTCACCTCCGCCCCGTTAATCCTGTACTGGGTAGCGTACCACGCCTTCTGCCCCTCGGACAACTCAATCCCGTAACGCCTCTTCAAATCGGAAAAATAATCCCGCAAAAAATCATCCAGCCTCGGCTCCACCCCCTCCAGGCAATACTCCCGATGCTGAATCCAGGAAAAAAAGAAAAACCTGAAATCCAGGCTGGAAAGAGGCTTGCCCACCATCTCCATAGCCTGCTCCATCAACTGGTAAGCCAGCCCGGCCTTCCCTCCCTCGTGGGTGGACTCCATCACCACCACGCAGCTCTTGCCAACGGTATTCAACGCGCCCGTGCGGATCTTCCTGGCCCTGGCCGGATCATGCAGCGCCGTATAGGAAAACTCGGAAATATGCAAAAACTGGAGAGTGGACCCGCGCAAATTAACCCCTACATCAACAGACCCGTTCGTGGACCAGGCCATGCGGGTGGCCCTCTTCTCCACCACAGCGCACCCCTCCTTAACCATCCTCCCCAAAGCAGCCAGCGCCCGGTCCTCCATCGTCGGATTCTCCGGCAAAAAATCCAAATGCTCATAAGCAAAAGCAATCTTGCGCAGCTTGGCCTCCCCGTCCTCCAGCGTCTTATCAATAATCCCGCAATGCTGATTCCTCCCAAACAGGCAAAGATCCAGCATATAAATGGCGCAAAACGTAGAAATCCCCAGCTGGCGCACCTTCAAAATCGTATTGCGGAACCAAAGCCCGTGAAAAAGCTCCTCCTGGGCCCAATTCGGGCGGAAGCGCACCATCCGGCCCTCCTTATCCTCAATCCAATACAAATGATTAAGGCGCCACCACCTGTCGGCCAGCAGCTCCTTCCAATCCGGTCTCGTCTTCGCAGGCTCCGTCATTGCGTATCAACAGCTAAAAACTCAAGGGGGCGGTCCCCGGAAACCCGGATGCCAAACCGCACATCCCGCCTCCACATGGCGGACGGAAGCACCTCATGCCATCCCCGTTCCATCGTCCTGGTCTTGCTCAACCGGTCCCAGGCGCTCCCGTCATTGGACACCTCAATACCGGCCGGGGCCGTATCGGAAGCAAAAAACACGCGCACGGCCGCGGCCTGTCTATCCCTGCCCAGGGACTCCGCCACATCCAGCGCATTCGTCACCACCGTGGACGTAAAATCCCACGCGCCGGCATCCACAAACGGGCCGTCCGGATCAAACACCTCCACAAACCGCCCATCCTCACGCTCCACGGACACAAACAGCAAATCCTCCCCGGTCCCATTGGGCAGCACCACGGCGTTGGACATCCGCCCCTCCGTCCTGTGACGGTGCCAGGCATGCACCTGGTGCATGCTATTATAAGTCATCAGCGCCAGCGTGCCGTCCGCCAGGGTCATCACCGCCCGCGGGTGGGGCTTCCTCATAAAATCCCCGGAAGTAACCCCGCCGCCGCCGGCCAGCACATGATCGGCGAACACCGTCAAATCGCGGGACACAAACCCGTCGCTCTCATAATCATACCCGTACTGATACACCCGTCCGCCGCCCCTCTCCACATACAGCACCTTATCGGTCGCCATCAGGGCCGGCACATCGGAAGACCCCACAAACCCGTGGCTGTCCGCCCGCGCGTTGGCGTAAGTCATCACCCCCTGGCCCCCGGACACCGTCCACTCCGCGTCCGCCGTCCCCAGCAGCAGCCGGGAACTCTGCGCCATCAGCCAGCAAATCCTGTTCTGCGTTGTGGTGCTCAACGTCAAAGCCAGCGCGGAATCATCCTGCTTCCCCACCTCGAAACTGTTGAGGTCATCCGTCTTGCTCAACCACACCGTCTGCGGCTGGGCCTGCGTAGCGGCCAACACCAGGCGCTGCTGAAACACATCCACCAGGGAAGGAAACCCGTACACCCCCCGGAACGCCGCGAAACTCCACATCAACGACTCCCCGGACGGAGGAACCCCCTCCGGAACCGCGGAAACATTATCCCAAAGAGAATACTCCGCGGAAGCCGTCACCTCGGCCGCCTCCGCCTCCATCCACGCCGTGCAGGCCGGCACCTCCACCCGCACCCGGGAACGCAACTTCACATTACTCTCCGTCCATGCCTGTACGCTAATCAAAAACAAACCATCCTCCGGCACCGTGTAAGACGCCTCCTCCATCGCGCTGAACACCTCCGCATACCTGCCGCCGGACATCCCCTTGATCGTGGAAGGCAGCACAATCTCCATCCCCGACTGGACAGACCTCCATCCCTGCAGCGTCACCACCGTACCCGCCGTTAAAAAACGGCTCATGAAAATGCTGGCCGCATTCCCGTTCCCGCTCTTATTGACGGACTCCGCCGCCTGCGTCCACTCCAGGCGCACCATGCTCCCGGCGCCCACATCATCCGTCGTCAGCCCCCTGGGCCTCACCGTCAGCGTCCGCCCCTCTCTGGACAACGGACACTCCCCGGAAAAACGCTCCCCGTCAACCACCAGGGCATTCACTGCGGGCAACCCGGCATACACGCAATAATCATACGCATCGCCCTCCAAAGGCAGCGTCAACTTCAACACGTCGCTGGTGGACAACCCCGCCGCGGACATCTCCTCCCGGACTTCCGGCTTCACCACCCCGGAAGCCACCCCGGAAAACTCCGCCTGACACTCGGCAGCCTCCAGCGTACTGCCCTTATCATGAACAACCTTAACCGTATAAAACCCGCTGGCCGGCGCGGTATACACATCCGCACTGCTCTTCCAAACCGTCGTAAACTGCGCATCCCCGGCGGACCAGGCCGTCAACCGAACCACCGCGCCCTCACCCATTCCGGTCAGGGCGTTCCCCGTCACATTCACGTCAAACCTCGCCCCGGCTGGCCAAAAATCCGTCCTCATCCCGCGGGCGTCCAGCGTCACGGCCCCGGATTTGCGCGGCTCCGTCCAGGCAAACCGGACCGTCTTCCCGTCCTCCAGCGCATCCGCGGGCAGCCCCCTGGGCGTCACGTCAACACCGTCGGGCCCCAGCGTCAGCACGGCGGACGCCCCCGGAACCTCCACCTCATCCACCCACACGCGGCTTGCCCGGATGGAAGACGCCGTACAGGTCAGGAAATGCCGCAACGCCGGCGTGGCGGGAACCGAAAACCGCTGTATGGAAGCAGGCCGGGAGCCGGAACGCAGCCGCAGCACCACATCCTTCTTATAAGCATCCACCACCAGCTTATTCCCGCAGCTGTCCGGAGGAAACCCCTGGCTGGGATCGGAACCGCTGGAAAGCCGGGACTCATACAACATCAGGCGCAGGTAGCACTCCTCTTCGCTCTCGTCCCCGGTAATCTGCAAATTGGAAGCCGAGCCAACCATGGAAGTGGACGTCCCCAGCAGCTGCCAATCCTCATCGGGAAAACGCCGCTCCACGGCATACGTGCCGTACCACTCCTTACTGCACCAAAACTTCCATGTCCCCTTGCAGGTAATCGTATTGGAATGGCAAATCACGCCCTTATGAAAATGCTCCGGATAATCCGCCGGAGACGTCAGGCCGTCCACAAAATCCGCCGCCCCGTTAAAATCCCTGTCGCACGTCCACCAGGACCAATAACTCCCCTCATTGAGGCAGAGCTTTTTCCCAGCCGTGAAAGCGCTGGCCGCCGTAAACGCCCCGGCAACCACCCAGCCCTGGCGAATCACGGCCCCCGTGCTGAACCCGGTCTGCTGGGGCACCGTCACCTGGACGCGCATCACATCCCCCTCATTCACCGCCGCGTCCGCATCGGACGCATGCTCCCCGAAAGACACCCTGTAACACCCCTCATCCAGCGTCAGGCGCACCGGAAAATCCCGGAACTCCTCATACCGCCAGGGGCGGGCCTTAAACTCATAGGGCGCCAGGGAAAACATGCCCTCGTCATCCCGTCTCAGCACCATCAGCTCATGCGTAGGGCAGGCCAGAAACAACATGCTGTTCACCTGCTTGTGGCGCAGGGCGGCAACGTCAGCCGCCGTCCACACGGAAGGCAGGGAGGCAACCACATCCCCCTCAACGGACAACACGCGCAGCAGAGAAGGAGCCACCTCCACAAGAAAACGGTCATTGGTGGAATAAACATAGGGAAGAAGAAGGGAACCCTCCAAAGCGGCGGCCACCCTCCTCATCCCGTGCCGCCGGGAAACTCCCCCCGTTTGGGAAACATCCACATTCTCCAGCACGGACGCCCCGCGATGATAAACATCCAGATCCGGACGCGCGGCAATCCCGGGCGAAAGCTCGCCTCCATTAAAGGAAATCCTCTTCATTTCCCCTGAACATAACCCAGGGCGTTCAACCGGGGCAAGTTGGCGAAAATCAACGTTTCTTCTCCGGAACAGCAAAAAGGGCCGCCTCCATGCAGAGACGGCCCTATGGACAAACCGACGGGAAAAAAACTACTGAATACCGTAAGCAATAGCAAAAACAAGCTTCTTGCCGGCGGTCACCGCCGGTGTTCCGCCCACCTTCGCGTAAACCATCGTCACAGCATCCACCGGCCCCGTGGAAACCGCCTGGGAACCCTTCGTCAACTGATAAGTCCCGGCGGCGGTCACGGTCAGGGAGGCGGAAAAAGCATCCGCCGCCTCCTTCGTTCCCACGGTCAGCTGCAGCGTCCCCACGCCTTCGGAAACGACATGGGAAAGCTGCGGCAGCACGCGGGCTCCACAGGGTACATTGCAAATGGCGATCAGGTCATCGGCCGCCAGGGACGCGGGCATGATGAACTCCGCCGTAGCCACATGGACCCCGGCGCCGGTATGGATGGCCGCCAGCTGCGGCACCGTCGGCAGGCCGGTCCGATCCGCAAGGGCAAGCTGTTTCTCTGCAATAACTGTTTGATACGTTGCCATAATCAATAAAATAAAATGTGTTGTTATCCTAATTAAGAAAGCTGCTTGCACTTAATCTGCACAAACGCCTCTTCGCGCATGCGGGTGGCTCCCATAATCGTCTTAAGGCCGATCTGGATCGTGTCCTCCTTATCGGAGCGCTTCTCCACCGTCACCTTATTCTGCTTCCAAGAACCGAAATACAGGGAATTCTTCATCCACATCGGGCAAATGATATCCCCGTCCTCGTCAAGCGGCAAATTGGGAGCAATGATAAACTGAATCCCCATAATCGGATCCAGGGCGCCGTTGCTCTTGCGCAGGGAGGAAAAACCGAAATCCGCCTTCTGCAGACGCTCGTCATTAATCAGGGCCTCGCGCATGCGGGGAGTAATCGCGCAGCACACCTGGTCGCCGTAGGCATTGGAAGCATCATCCAGAATCCCGTTCTCCTGCAGCAGCGTAATACCACGGTTCAGCTTCTCAATCGTCAGCGGGCAATCCTTAGCCGTGCCGCCGGTATAATCGACTGCCACCACATTAGCCTCCAGCAATTCCAGCTGTTCCATGCCGTCATTGCCGGCAAACGCCGTCCCGAAAATGCCGCCCTTGGACGGCACATATACCCCTCCCTGCTTCTTCAGGCCGAACAAAACATCGTCCATCTTGCGGGCAGCCGCGTACTTCAGCGCGTTAATCGTCTGCGTCACGGGAGCGTCCAGGCCGTGCAGGAAAATATCGTCATCCTCATCATAGCCCAAATGCTTCGAAAAACTAACCGGCAGCATCCGGCGCTTGAAATAATCAAGCTCGTCCAACACAATATCCTGCATCCGGCCCTGCTTCTCATTCAGCTCCGTAGTACCGACAAAACTGAACTCCTGGAGCTTGCCCGTCAAACCGGACTTGATCACGCAGAAACGTTCCAGGCGGGACGTAGCCTGCTGAACCTGCTCCTGCCACTGGTTATCGTAAGTCTCCTGATAAAGATCGGAGATGGGTAAAGTGTAATTACTTGGCAT